TCACCAGTTACTTCGCGAACACTTTCACGGAGGGCAGTTTTGCCTTCAGTTGATTTGTTAGCTAGTACTGCTGGTAGATACTTTTCGAAAGCGCCTTTCAGACGACTAGTCTGAACGCTTTCCAAGAGATTCTTCATAACTTCTTGTTTCTCTGAATTCAGAGGAGCAAGCAATTCTTCCATTGTGCTTTCACGCACATTAGATTCCTTGATTATTCGAATCTCATGCTCTTTTGTTTCGACTAAGCGATTTTTTGCTTCGACGATACGAGTTGCTTCTTCCAGTTGACGATTTTTACGAGTAATCATTCCACTTAATTTACGGATTTCGGCATTCTCATTGAGATATGTATTCCCGAACTCTGCTGCATAAGCTTCAAAGATCTTACGACCAAAGTTGTTCTCACGAGCAACATTGATATCTTCTTTCAACTGAATCATTTCTGCCTTCAGATGCTTGGCAACTGACTTACCTAGCTTATCAGCACTTTCTTTTACGAAACGAGCTTTTAGCTTTTCAAGTTGACCACGGGCTTCTGCGACTAAACGAACTTTTGTCTCAACGACATCACGTTTGTCTTTTGCAAATTCCATAATCTCTTCAGCCAGCGCACCCACTACGAAAGTTTCTAATTTCTTAAAACCTTCTGAGTGCATTTTGCGATCTTTACGCAGTTCACCAATTTCTTCCGCTAATTTAGAAACCATAAAGTCGTTAAACTTTGTGCTGCTTTCTGTCATTTTGCGTTGGAACTTGACACGATCTTCTGCTAGTGATTGCTTTTCAGATTTCACCGCCTCGATCTCTGCTGTAAGACCTTCTGTTACCATGCGATCTAGGGCTTCTACCATTACTGTTTTATCATGCTCATAGCGTTGTGCAAACTCTTCGCGGAGTTCTGCACGAACTTGTTCACGGGCTTCTGTTAGTTTTAATTCCCAAGCTTCGTTGAGCTCTTGACCAACATCTTCGTTAATTAGTCCGCTATCTAGCAGTGGTTTAATAGCATCAAACATCTATTTCTCCTAGATTTTGAGATCTTTGATGAGCTTTAATACTTCGCCCTTCAAAAATTTCTGTACCTTGTTGTCCGCACCAGCTTCTTTGGCCATTTCAAAAACTCGATGACCGTGTTTCATGTTCATCAAACTTTCGTAAATTGCTTTAGGGTATGCGCCTGGCGCACTGGGTTGGGCAACCACATCAACAGTGACTATTTCAAAGTCACTGACATGTCCGTTCGCTTCGTTAACGTTACCGCTACCTCGGCTAGAAACTCCTAATTTTACACCACTTTCAAGCATAGTTTTAACTAGTTGACCCATTGGTGTGGGGAGTATTTTTAATTTACCAAAACCGTTAGGGCCGTCCATCCACATTTCTGTGATCATATGGCTTACACGATCTAGATTTACTTTAAGATCATCCGGGTGATCAACTTCTCCTAACACAGAGTAACCGCCTGTAATTTGTTCGTTCAGTGTTGCCACTGCCTTCTCAATTTCATTTACAGGGTAGACTCGCTCATTGGCATTTTTGACACCGCCTTGGATGCAAATGCCTTTCATGTAAAGGTTCTTACCTTCTTCAGTGCCCTCAACTATAATGCGGGCAGCGTCGAAAGTAAGATTTTCACGGAGATAAAGAGCCATTAAACCGGATACCTTATTTGATTACAGACTTAGTATTAACACCTGTAGCTTGGGCCAGGTGTGGCTTAGTAGCAGGAGTAGGTTTCTGTGTTGATTGAGCAGGAGTGTTACCAACCTTGCCGATCAAGTCTTTTGTAGTATTTTTGTAAGCAGCTGAGTCGTGATGACCGCCGTCGTTAGTACCAGCACTAACTGGTTTAGCCATTGCACCTCTTGCACCACTATTAGCAGCTACTGGGCTTTTTGCATTAGCACCAGAATCACCATGCGTTGGCTTTGGAACAGCTTTTAAGCTAACAGCTTCCATAAAACCTTCTGTTTCTAGTTCGTCATCAACAACTTCTTCGTCATCCATGCCGCCGTCAACTTCCATGTCTTCGTCGCCAAAGTCTAAATCGCTATGCTCTTCTTCGCCAGCTTCGTCGCCCATTAGGCTTTCAAATTCAGCCATTAGTTCGTCTAGCTTGTCTTCTAGATCAACAACGCGATCTTCAAGTCCGGCATCAGCTTCGTCGTCGCCAAATCCACCGTCCATGCCGTCGTCCATGCCGTCGTCCATGTCAAGGTCTTCTTCACCTTCCATGCTTACTCCGGCTTCTTCGTTATCAATTTCTTCTGTGTCAAGAATTAGATCGTCTGCAGCGTCGCCGCCTAGACTACCTTCATCAAGGTCTTCTTCCATCATTTCTTCATAGATGGCGCGACTTTTTTCCACAACAATGTCGTGAAATAATTCGCGGGCTTTTGCTGTATCATCATTGATCACATATTCGATCAATTGTTCAAATTTGTTCATAATATCTCCTGAGGTAATGGCTCACTTGATATTTACACCATATGACATAATCATACGAGATAACGGCTAAATTTATGGTATTTTAATGATTTTTAGTAATATATTTGTAATTATTATATTACTGGCTGAGCCGGAGGGGCATATTGAACTTTTACTTTTTTAAGTTTTTCATTAAACTCGTAAGCTCTAACATCTTGCATTTTACGCAATTTGTTTATTTGCCTTAAAGTCAATTTAGTCTTACGCAATTGACCCAGCCGAGGCTGGGTATTGTCTTGAGCAAGATCTTGATAAGCACTGGGCTCTCGTTGGTAAAGTTCGTTTAAAATCATAAAGATATTTATCCCGCTGCTGGAGTTGGACCAGGTGCTGCTCCTGCAGGTCCCATGCCGGCTGCTGGTTGTTGACCAGGTGCACCCGGTGCTGCACCTGCAGTAGGTTCTCCTAAGTTGCTTAATTCTTCGCCAGTTGCTATATCAGATTCAAATCCCGAAGGCATAACTCCAACTCCTCGCAAATCTGAACCTTGTGCTTGAGGAGTTTCTGGTTCTGATCTTTCTTCGTGCCACAACTCTTCGTTTTCTTGTATCTCTTCTTCGGTTAATCCCAGATATCGTTTGAGCAAGAATCTTTTACTCATATAAGGTATCTGTTCAAGCTGTGTGTATACGCTGACTCTTGTGGTGTCAAGTTCTGCTTCTCGATAACTGGCAAAATTTTGAGGAGGATTAAAAGATATTGAAAATAATCCAGAATCAATATTAAAGCCTCTCCATCGCATAAACATTTTAAATTCATCATCTAACTTTTCAACAATCAATCTTTGTAATCTTTCACAATACTGATTAAAGCGATATTCTTGTATAAGTGCTGTACCAACACGACCGTCGTTCATGGGACGATCCGAATCGTCAGGACCGGTAGGCAAATAGCTACTAGGTACACGCAAGCCACGGCACATTTTATTGTTAAAGTATTTTAAGTCATCAATTTCGCCAAGATTACTGCCGCCTGGTAAGGTCTCAACACTTGATCCGCGACCGTTTTCACCCTGTGGGAAAAAATAATCTTCGTTAATAGATAGCGGATTGTAACTACTATCCATGATATTGGCGCCACCGCCGGTATGGCTAGGAATTCTTCGTTGATGAATTTCATTCTTAACCCGCTCAACAAAGCCCATTGCTAAGTGACTTGGCATATTCCCTACATCAATCTTAAAGACTCTTCTTTCTGGAGCTCGTGCTACACGATAAATTAGTACAGCATCTTCTAGCAATTCTTTTTGTTTGAACACACGGAAAATAACTTCTAGTATGCTCATGCTAAACGGCCAGTAAAAATCAAGTCCTTCACTAAGCCCGAGATGCACCACATGTTTGGCATCAATAACTGTTTCATTCATTGCAGCCGAAAATCTGCTGCCACTAGAGCCTTGCCCACCAGCTCCAGCATTAGGTGCTGTATAATTATTAGGCGCAGTATAGCCTGCTGACGGTGGAGTTGCTCGAAAATCTGTAGTAGTCTTAACTGCAATTGATAAATTCTGAAAGTTAGGATTAATATCACGGATAACATACTGTTCGGGACGCTTGCCTTCGCTTTCGTTGACAATGACCCGGGCAACTTTAGTCATATCAACCCAGTACATTTCAAATGTTTCTGGATCGCGAACAAATACCTGATCTCCGTACTTGAGTACATTACGGAAAATACGAAACATACGTTGATCAAGTTTGTTTAACTTTACCCATTGCTGAAGTTGTTTTTTAATAATAGAAATTTCATTATCTGTTGGTTTATCGTTATAGTTAACTTTAAACGGCAACGGGTCATTTTCTGTTGTTTGTGTAGAAAATTCTGCTATAATATCTAAGCAAGCATTAATTTCGCTGTCGGAATCCATATTTTCATATTGATTATAACGCTCAATGCGATTTGGATGTCCAGAATATACTTCAGGTAACCGGCTTGCATAGTTACGATAAGCAACTTCAGCATGGCCGCGCATTGAATCACGGCCGTCATTTCGACCATATCCAGGAAGCCCATCGGCGGATTTTCCACTCAGAGGACTTAGTTCGCCGCCTACATTAGCGACTTTAAAATATTTGCGCCACCCTTTCTTTTCTGTATCTGCCATTAACTGATCCGTAATTTATTATATACTTATTCGTTATGCCGTTTGAACTGAAATTAATCTGTTAATTGCGGCTGTTTGTTCTCGTTGGGCAGATACTATATCTCCCAATAGTGCAGGAACCTCGGCACTAGCAACTCCGCCGCCACCACTGGCTGTTCCAAGAGATTCAACTAAACGAGTAGTCATATTTTCCATACTAGAAGTAATAGCAGATTGTGTGGCTGTTGTTTGTGCTTGCAAGGCCTGTGTAATAGCAGACATGTCAGTGCTTGGTCCTGGCAAAGTTGGTCCTGCTATGCCGCTCGGGGCTGCTATACCTTCTGGAGCTGCCATGCCTGCTGGAGCACCTCCACCAAAACCGCCAAATATTGAACCTAGAATATTCTGTGCCATTCCAGCAATTGTAATAGGTTGTTGTGCTCGCTGTGGTTGAGCACCCGGGGCAAATCCTGTAACAGGGGTTGTTGCTGCTCCTGCTACTGCTGTTGGTGGTGATGGCGCTGCTGCTGTTGGTGCTGCTCCTCCTGCCAATGGCACACCACCTGTTCCTAATGCTGCTACTACGTCTGGTAACTTTTGTCCACTTTGAATTGCAGCTTGTTGTTTACGATATTTTTCAGTCATTAAATTATGAACTTCAGCCATGCTGCGTTCACGATTGTTGTCTTTTTGATCGTAGTAAATGCTCTTATTAGATGCTGCCGCAGTAGGATCAAACTTTGCTGCACTTTGATTTGGATCTTTGTCCTTGGCCTGTAAGAACTTGGTTGCACCACCGGCACCCAAGAAGTGTCCCATGTAGAGATCTTCGCCAGAAACTTCGCGACCAAGACCTTTTTCCATCTGACCTTTGTTCATCATAGTCAGCTTCTGCATTGCCTCAGTGGCCTTGGCAGGATCAAATCTTTCGGCACCAGATCCCTTGCGTCCAGTAACTCCTTCGTAGCTGCTTTCTAAAAATTGAAATAGGCCGCCTGCTGAACTATAGTTTCCGTTGCTTGAACCTGCTTTGGCATTAGGATCGCCGCCAGATTCCAACATGGCCACAGTTTTCATGTAGGTAGACATGTCAGTTGGTGACCCAGGCATTTGAGTTGCACCAGATCGTTGACCGCGGCGTGCTGCTTGTGGATTACCTGTTGCAGCACCACCTGCTGTTGACCCAAACCCTGTGTTAGCAATTGGTCGACCTTGAGTGTCTGTCACGCCTGTATAAAATTGGCTGGGATCAATTCTATTGCCCATCTTATCTTTGATTTCATGATGAAGATGTGGGCCAGTGCTCTTTCCTGTATTGCCTAAGGTACCTATCTGTGTGCCAGCGGTGACTGTGTCGCCAACTTTAGCCATGGATTTATCCATGTGAGCAAACATGTGCTTCATTCCAGTAACAGCATCTTCGACCTCAACAGCGTTGCCAAATCCTCCGTCACCTTTGCCTGCTTCTAAAACTCTGGTAATTTTACCAGTAATTGGCGCCATAATCTTGTCGCCAATTTTTCCTCCCAGGTCAATACCACCGTGATAAGTTTTTCCATCATTACGCATCATACCACTGGTTTGAACCATTTTTTCCAGGGGATTTACAAATCCTGCGCTTATTTGTTTGGCGACTTCCGGACTAACTGCTGCTCCTTCTTCACCATGAGGATGATTATGATCATGTGCTGCAAGAGCTGCTTGGGTATTAGCACTTGCAGAGCCGCTGGCTTTAGCACCGCCTACTGTGGCACCACCAGTGATCTCATCAAGTATATCTTTGAGATACATGTTTGATTTATCAATGCCTACTACAACTTTTTCTAACAATGCAGACATCTCACTGACTTTACTAAATGCTGGACCTGATCCTACTTCGCCCTTGCCTGCGGATTTTCCGCTGTAAGTATCAACAGCAGACGTTCCAAGCTTAGACATTGTACCCATTGATTCGCCAACTTGGTCCCATGGCGTAATTTTTTCTTTACCGTGTAATAGTGCCAAGTAGCCGCTCTTGGATCCTTCGGCTACGCCGCCTTCAGCAAAGCCGCCACCATTTAGCAGTCTAGCAAGCGGACCAAAAATTGGCGTTGTTACTATTTCCAGGGCTTTGCCTGTATGCTCTGCTAGTAGTTTGGCAGACTTAGCTGTTTTATCGTCATCGCCATAGTTTGGCCCTTTTGCAAGAATCTGTTGTGCTATTTGCTCTGTTTCTGCCTCTGTTGGTTTTATAGCTTGTACTTTTCCTATATCTTCTGCTTGTCTTCTGGCATCTTTATACCGCAACTCTTTAGCTACTGCTCTAGCGGTTTCTTGTCCGCCGGTTGACACATCTAATTTATCAGGTTCTACTCCTGCAATTTTTGCAAAAAGTTTAACTGATTCAGCCAACATTGTAGCAGTTGT